TAATGCTCTGTCTGACCACATCACACCAGGTCAGATAGGATGTAACTTTGTCTGGGAACCCTTTGGAAAGGAAATCTAATGGGTTTTGCACAGGATAGCCTCCGAACTCGACATTTCCCTGTAGTAATCCAAAAATGCATTCCTCCATTTCCAAATCGCTATAGGTGAAGGACTTATTGCCTATGCTCATGGATATTTTTCCAGAGAAGAGAGGAGCACCCAGCAGCGGAGAGAACATAAAATGATATCTGAAGGCTTTGTGAGCTTCACTCATTGCAATCAAATATGAAACTTCATAAGTGTGCGAATTGTAAGCAGCTGACTGAGCATTGGCGAAAATACTAGCTATAGAATTATATAAGCTCGGATAATCCTCATTCGCCAGATGGAAGCACCTTGATATCCTCTTTAGAGACATGCTCATAGGGACTCCTCTAACAATCAATAGTTTGCTATAAGCATACACTGCACCAGATGCCCAAGTCTCTTCTCTCTTAATGGGCAATCCGAGAGAGTCAAAGAAATCAAATATTTTGTGCAATACCCTCCTTGCCTCGATACGGAATAGTGGTTTCTTTTCCGACTTCATTTTCCTGGACCATCGATTAAACGTGATAGAGAGAACTTGGTTGTCACCTTGCCCCATCAATGCAATGGTAACTGGGTCCTTTTTCAAAATATATTTCAGCACAGCAACAGTTAGCAACGTCCAACCCTTCTGTCTGAGTCCCTCACAGCCGCCTTCCTGCTCGGTCCAAACCAACTCTCCGTTTTCCATTAAAACCTGGTCTGGAGTAGGCCATTCTTCACCGTCTGCGCAGTAAAATAATGTCTTCTTAAACAGATCATGGGTAATAGAATAAACACACTTGAACCCGAATAATGCATCCAATTGTTCAAACATCGGAATAGTGTTGCAAGATCTAAAGTTTAGATTCCACTTTTCAAAATCCATATTAACAATTATCCGAACTGGATCTAACCAATCTGAATGTTTGTTGTTCATTTTTATTTGTTTCTTAGTTACTGAGAGCAAATCATCCGTTAGTGTGATCTCCGGTATCAGCTTTAAAATAGTCTTGGCTAACAAGGCTTCTGTGTAACCAAAGTATAATTTCAAG